AGGAGGTGGCGTCGTGGCGGCAAACAGGATAAAAGGGATTACGGTAGAGATCGGCGGCGACACCACGAAGCTCCAGACGGCACTAAAAGGCGTGAACACGGAAATCCGGAACACGCAGTCGCAGCTTAAGGACGTGGAGAAGCTGCTGAAGCTCGACCCCGGCAACACGGAGCTGATGGCGCAGAAGCACCGGTTACTCGGCCAGGCAGTTTCGGAAACGAAAGAGAAACTGGAAACGCTGAAAACGGCGGCGGAGCAGGCAAACACGGCCCTTGCCAATGGGGAAATCTCGCAGAGCCAGTACGACGCCCTCCAGCGGGAGATCATCGAGACGGAGAACAACCTGCGCGACCTGGAGCGGCAGGCGGGGCAGTCCGCCGTGGCTTTGCAGAAGATCGCCGCCACGGGGGAGAAGTTAAAGACCGTGGGTTCCGCCATCGAGGGCGTGGGGCAGAAGCTGATGCCCGTCACTGCGGCGGTGGGCGGGCTTGGCGCGGCTGCCGTGAAGGTGGCTTCCGACTTCGACTCGGCCATGAGCCAGGTGGCGGCGGTTTCCGGGGCGACAGGCAAAGACCTGGAAGCCCTGCGGGATAAGGCCCGCGAGATGGGCAGCAAGACCAAGTTCTCCGCATCCGAGGCGGCGGAGGCGATGAATTACATGGCCATGGCAGGCTGGAAGACGAACGATATGCTCTCCGGCATCGAGGGAATCATGAACCTTGCAGCCGCTTCCGGGGAGGATCTTGCCACTACTTCCGACATCGTGACGGACGCGCTGACCGCCCTGGGGCTGTCGGCGGAGGATTCCGGGCATTTCGCTGATATCCTTGCGGCGGCAAGCTCGAACGCCAACACGAACGTCAGCATGATGGGGGAGACGTTCAAATACTGTGCGCCCGTGGCTGGTGCGCTCGGCTTTTCCGCAGAGGACACTGCCGAGGCCATCGGACTGATGGCGAACGCGGGCATCAAGTCCTCCCAGGCAGGCACGGCCATGCGCTCCATGATGACCAACCTCACCGGGGAAGTGAAGTTCGTCGGGGACGCTTTCGGGGAGCTGACCATCCAGACCACGAACACGGACGGCAGCATGAGGAGCCTTGGGGACATCCTGGCAGACTGCCGTGCAGCATTCGCACAGATGTCCGAGTCGGAGAAGGCCGCCAATGCGGAAGCTCTGGTCGGGAAGAACGCCATGTCCGGCTTCCTTGCGGTGATGAACGCTGCTCCAGGGGACATTGAGAAATTAAACAACGCCATCAACAACTGCGACGGCACAGCGGAAAAGATGGCGGCCACCATGCAGGATAACCTTGCGGGGCAGCTTACGATCTTAAAGAGCCAGCTTGAGGAGCTTGCCATCTCCATCGGGGAAATCCTGATGCCTTACATCAGGCAGATCGTGGGGTGGATTCAGGGGCTTGTGGACTGGCTGAACAGCCTGGACGAAGGCACGAAGAAGATCATCGTTACGGTGGCCCTTGTGGCTGCGGCGCTCGGCCCCGTCCTGATCGTCATCGGGAAAGTGGTCGGGGCAATCGGAACAATCATGACCGTGGTGCCGCAGATCGCCAGCGCCATTTCCGGCGTGATCGCTTTTGTGTCAGGGACGGTGATCCCGGCAATCTCCGCCGTGGTGGCGGCTATCGGGTGGGTGCCCCTGGCGATTGCGGCAGTGGTGGCGATCCTCGTGGTGCTGTACAACAAATGTGAATGGTTCCGGGAGGCGGTGAACGCCATCTGGACGCAGATCAAGGAATTTTTTGTTTCCGCCTGGGAGGTCATCTGCTCGTTTTTCACAGAAACGATATCCAATGCCTGGAATTCCCTGGTCTCATTCTTCCAGGGCATCCCGGCATGGTGGAGCGGGCTGTGGCAGTCCGTGGGCGACTTTTTCAGCAACATCTGGACGAATATGATGAACAATCCGGTGCTGACGGGCATCGTGGACATGATACGCTCCCTGTGGGAGAACCTCTCCACGACGCTGCAGGGCATCTGGAACGGGATAAAGACAGCGGCTTCCGGGGCATGGGAGCTGATTAAGAATGTGGTGCTTGGGCCGGTGCTTCTGCTGATCGACCTGGTGACCGGGAATTTTACGAAGCTGAAAGAGGATGCCGCAAACATCTGGAACAACATCAAGAATGCGGCGTCCAATATCTGGAACGGCATCAAGCAGGTGGTCGGCTCGCTGGCGCAGGGGCTTGCGAACCACGTTTCCATCCTGTTCAACGGGCTGAAAACCACGATAGCAAATATCTGGACGGCAATCAAAAATACAGCCTCGTCCGCATGGAACGGGCTGAAAAATTTAGTGTCGTCCATTGCGTCCAACTTAAAGCAGGCGGCGGTGAACGCTTTCAAGGCCATGGTGTCCGGGATACGCTCCGCGCTTTCCTCCCTGGGGAGCGTGGTGCAGTCCGGGTTCCAGTCCGCCGTCAGCTTCATCACCTCGCTGCCGGGGAAAGCCCTGGAGTGGGGGAAGGACTTCATCAACGGCATTGCGGACGGCATCCGCAGCGCCATCGGCAACGTGGTAAACGCAGTGTCGGACGTGGCGGATAAGATACGTTCCTTCCTGCACTTCTCCGTGCCGGACGAGGGGCCGCTGACAGACTACGAAAGCTGGATGCCGGACTTCATGTCCGGGCTGGCAAAGGGCATCGAAAAGAGCCGGGGCATGGTGAAGAAGACCGTGTCCGGCGTGGCGTCCGACTTAATGCTCCAGCCGCAGGCCGCCGCCGTCCAGATGCAGGGCGGACGGGATTCCTCCGGGGACTCTTCCGTGGGCGAGCTTTTAGGAGGGCTCCGGGAGATGCTTTCCGGCCTGCAGGAAATGGCGGGCGGCGGGACCATCTGCATCCCCGTGTATGTGGGCGGGACGCTGCTGGACGAAGTGGTGGTGGATGCCCAGGCAAGGCAGAACTTAAGGTCGGGAGGGAGGTAAAGCGGTATGGCATATATACAGTATCTGGCAATTGACGGTGTGCCGCTCCCCCTGCCCGATTCCTATGAGGTGCAGATGGCGGACGTGGAGGCGGATTCCGGTGGCGAGACGGAGGCCGGGACCACGCAGCGGGACGTGGTGCGGATGGGCGTGGTGTCCATCCCCGCCGCTTTCTCCGTTTCCCCGAAATGGCTGAAAATGCTGACGGGGTTTAAACAGAAAGAAAAACTGACTGTGGACTACTTTGACACGGAGACGCTGGAAATGAAGCGGACGGAGATGTTTATCAGCGGCTATAAGGCGGCTCTTGTGAAAGACACATCCTATAAAGGATTGTGGAAAGTGTCGTTTACTTTGAAGGAACTGTAGGGGGAGGTGGGCATCCGGATGTACCCGGTGAGCGATGCGTTCCTGCGGGCGGTGCAGGAGAACACACGGAACTACCGCTGGACGGGGCAGATCACGACAAAGGGCGGCGCTGTATACCCGTTTGTTTATGAAGATATCGTGAAAGGGAGCGGGTACATCACGGCGCAGTGCTGCGGCAGCGCGGAGATCGAGCTGGGGACGGTGTACGCCGCCGAGATGGGCGTCACGCTCTTTTCACAGATTGACCGCTATACGCTGGAAGGGGCGGAGATACGCCTTTCCTACCACCTGCGGCTTGCGGACGGGAGTTTCGAGGAAGTGCCGATGGGCATCTTCGAGGTCAGCGAGGCGAACCGGACGGCGCACTGCCTGGAGCTGAAAGCCTACGACTATATGCTCCGCTTTGAGAAAAGTTTCAATGGATTTGAGACCGTGGGCAATGCCTACGCTTTTCTTGATTTATGCTGCAAAGCCTGTGCCGTGGAGCTGGCGCACACACAGGCGGAGATCGAGGGGATGCCCAACGGCACGGAGCTGCTCTCCATCTACCCGGAGAATGACATTGAGACGTACCGTGACGTGCTGTACTTCGTGGGGCAGGTGCTTGGCGGCTTTTTCTGCATCAGCCGGGAGGGGAAGCTGGAGCTGCGCAAATACGGGACACAGCCGGTGATGGAGGTAAAGAGCAGGCACCGGTTCACCAGCAGCTTTTCCGACTTCATCACCCGGTACACTGCGGTCAGCTCCACGAACCTGCGGACGCAGATGGCGGAGTATTACGCCCTGGAGCCGGACGATGGGCTGACCATGAACCTGGCGGTGAACCCGCTCCTGCAGTTTGGCCTGGAGGAGACACGGGAGCAGCTCTGCCGGAACATTTTAAATGACTTGGCGGTGGTTAATTATGTGCCTTTCGATTCCAGCACCATCGGCAATCCGGCGCTGGATTTGGGGGATGTGCTGACCTTCACGGGCGGGCAGGCGGACGGGAGCCAGATCGCGTGCATCACTTCCTTTAACTGTAAGATCGGGGGAAAACACACGCTGAAATGCGTGGGGAAGAACCCAAGGCTGGCGCAGGCGAAATCGAAAAATGACAAGAACATCTCCGGCCTCCTGAACCAGATCGAGGCGGGGAAGATGGGGCTGTTCACCTACACGAACGCGAAGGCGTACAGCCTTTCCAAAGCCAGGTGCGCGGTAATCAGCATGGAGTTCGCGTCCTCCCAGGAAACGGATGCGCAGTTCATCGGCCAGGTGATGCTTGAAATCTCCGCCGCCCAGGTGGAGCGGCAGGCGGCCGCAGAGGGGACAATTACCGTGCCGCTCCCCGCGGAATCCGGCGGGGCGGGGGATGGAGAGGATGGAGGGGATTCGGGCGGCCAAGCGGATGTGGAAGTGGAGGTCTCGCTGCCCGTGAAATGGAAGGAGGACGGGAGGGTTTCCGTCCTTGCCGCCTATGAGTTTGATGACAACGAAATCATCTCCATTTACCCGGAAGAGACTTTCGGGAGCGGCAGGCACATCCTCTCCCTCTATTACCCGCTGGCGGGGCTTGTGCCGGAACGGATGCACACGTTCCGCGTGTACCTCTCGGCGGAGGGCGGGGAGGCGGCGGTCCCCGCGGGCGGGTGCATCGCTTCCATCAGCGGCCAGGCGATGGCGGGCGCGACGAAGAACTGGGACGGGACGCTGGAGTTTGAGGACTATTTCCCTTCCGCAGGGGTACGGCGGAAGGCATGGCTGCGGCCGGCTGCGGAGCAGCTTGCCGTTTCATGGCCGCAGGAAAAAGCCGTCCGGCACACGGAGGCATTCCCAAAAGTGGTTACAGGATTTACCGGCCTTGTGCTGCCGGAGTAAGGAGGGCATCATGAAACTGAAAGGGACTATGACGATTGAACTGACGGATGCGGGCAGCGGGGAGACAGAGGTCATCCAGGAGGGGAACATGGTCACGGACGCCGTGGACAACATCCTTGGGAGCAACCTGCTGGGGGTGTATTTCGACTCCGGCACAAGCTCGAAGAACATCACGGTGAACAGCCAGCTCCTGCCCATCTGCCCGAACACGCTGGGCGGCATCCTGCTGTTTGCGGATACGCTGGAGGAGCGGAAGGATAACCTCTACCCCATGTCCGCGAACTACCCCGTGGCCTACGCCTCCAACGACGTGAACCTTGGGACGGACACGGCGGGGGCAGCATGAACCAGACGGAGAGCGGCCCCATCGACAGGGGCTATAAATTCGTGTGGGACTTCACCACGAGCCAGGGCAACGGCACGATAGCCGCGGCCGCCCTCACAAGCTCCTGGGGCGGCAAGAACGTGTATGGGAGCGAAACAGAGGACGGCACTGCGTTCGTGGTCATGAAGGCGGTCTCCATTGCCGGATGCACGAACCGGAAGCGGTGGCTCTTAAGCAACGCCATAGAATGCGATTTTGAGAAGGAGGAGGTCTGGTCCATCAACTGCAGCAACACAAACATCATCACCATCAGCAGGTCCAGGCTCCCCATGGTGAGCCTGTGCGTCAACGAGAAGCTGAACGACAGCTCCGTGCAGGAGCTGGAAAGCTGGGAGATCGAGCCGTCCGTGTTCGGCTTTAAGAAGAACGTGTATTATTACGGCTTTTTCCTGAACGGATGGGACGGGTACTGGTACGGGTTCTGCAACAGCCCGAATTCCTCCGGGAACGCCTCGGTGAAATGGATAAAGATAGACCGCACGGACTTCAGCTACACGGAAGGCACATGGACGCTCACCAACGTCCAGCTCCCGACCATGGGGTACCGCGACACCAACTACGAGCTGTACAAGACCTGGACCCGCGCCTGCATCCGGGGCGGGTACCTCTACACGTTCAACTACGGCTACACCGGGTTCTACAAGATATGCCTTACGAACCCGTCCGACGTCACGTTTATCCCGGCGGGGTTCACGGCAAGGGGGAACGCCCTGGGAGGGAGCCTTGCGGGGAACGCCATGGAGCTGATGGGGGACATCATCGTGGGGTATGACTTCCTGCTGTTCGCGGACGACACGGTCAGGCAGAACAAGGGGAACAAAAAGACGGAGGACGTGCAGACGCCTTTGTTCTGTTATAAAAACTTCTGCATCTCCTGGGCGTATGACGCGAGGTATATGTTCCTGCGCACGCCATACCTGGGCACCATAAACAACCTGTCCTCGGCGGTGGTGAAGACGGCGGACAAGACGATGAAGATCACCTACACGCTGACGGACGAGGGGCAGTGACGGCTTTACGGCAGGGGGAGGCGTTTCCCCTGCCGTGGTAAAAGGGATGTGTGTATGCCGGGGGAATCCCGGCGGGGATTTACTGCTGTGCGGCGTACCTGTCAGACGGCTCTGCGGCCATGGAGAGGGATGCGGCTTCTTTTTCCGCGCGGCGCTTCATCTTTTCAAGTTCCGCAATCCTGCGGGAAATCTCCGCCTGCGTCTCCCGCTGTTCTTTTGCCGCCAGTTCTTCGGCGGTGAGGGTGCGGATGCGGATGGAGCCCTCTTCGTATTCAACGATGAGCGGGGTGCCGATGGAAAAGCCGAGGGCTTCCAGCCACTTCCCCTCCATCTGTATCTTCGGCACCGTGCAGCACGGGCCGGAGCCGGTGCGCAGGATGCCGCCGCTCTGGGAATAGCGGCTGCTGTATAAGACTTTGATATTTTTTGTTTTCATAGGGTGTCCTCCTTGCATTTTTATTTCCCGTGCCGCCTCCCGTTTTCCGGGCAGGCGGGGCTTTGGGTAGTGTTATTAATCACTCTGAAGCCGTGAAATAGCAAGGAAAACAGGGGCATAAATGTGACAAAGATTCCCACAGATACTTGTGTAAACGACACAAATAAATATCCTTTTGGATACGGGGCTGTCCGCCATTGGCGGGCGGCCTTTTATCATACAAAAAATCATTTAAAGGAGGTTTCAACATGAAGGAATTCTGGAACACGATCCAACTCATCTTTACGGCCATCGGGGGATGGCTCGGCTGGTTCTTAGGCGGCTGTGACGGCCTGCTGTACGCGCTTGTC